CATTAGCGCCATTTTTTAGTTCTTATGCTAATATTGGAAATATCACATCAATTGCCGCATTGTCTTCAACGCAAGCATTGTATGTTTACCAGCTACTAACATCATATAGTGGATCATATTACATAACAACACAAGTTATAACAGCCAACTATTGAGGAAACCCATGAATATCTTACTCGACTCCAACAACGTTGCTCAGTTTATTGGCTCCGTTTTTCAGGTTACATCTACTCAAGTCATTCTTGGAAATGGAATGGTGTGTAACGATCTGAATTTGACCAACACAACAGTCATTATGACAGACCCGCCAACCCCACCTCTTGGTGGCGTATGGAAATGGGAAAACAACGCATGGATGTGTATCAATCAAGAAGCAGTTGATTCCTACAACGCACAAGTTATTGCAGACTTCAATGCACAGCAACAAACAAAGCGCCATTCGGCTTATGTTGCTGAATCAGACCCTTTGTTTTTTAAATCACAACGTGGGCAAGCAACTCAGCAAGATTGGTTAAACAAAGTTGCAGAGATTGATACACGCTTTCCGTATAAAACTTAATTATAAGCGACCTGTCGTTTAATCTAAACTTACATTATGTTCAACTATTGCCCACCAAAAGATTTAACCGATCTTAAATCACAAACCTTTTCTGACGGAAAGCGTTACTACACACTACCTGATGGTACTCGTTTGCCTTCTGTGACTACTGTAATAGGTGCTCAGAAGAAACAGGCCATCATAGAGTGGCGTCAAAGAGTTGGTGAAGTAGAAGCCAACAAGATATCAAAAAAAGCTACCTCACGTGGAAAAAATTTACATACTCTCTGTGAGAAGTATCTGAACAATGAACCATTTGGAATGGTCATGCCTAACGCATTGGAATTGTTCAAGCAGATCAAACCACATCTAAACAGGATAAATAATATACACTACCAAGAAACTGCACTATGGTCTAAGCAATTGGGAATGGCCGGCCGTGTAGATTGTATCGGTGAATTTGATGGTGTCCTGTCTGTCATAGACTTTAAAACATCTAAACGAGTTAAGACACTTGAAGATATACAGGATTACTTCTGGCAGACAACAGCATATGCTTTAATGTACGAGGAACTGATTGGTGTCCCAATAGATAACCTTGTTATAATTATGGCTATAGACGACAATGAACCATGTGTATTTCAACAGAGGACAGAAGACCACATTGTTGGATTAGTAGAAGCTATTGAATATTACCGAAAGAATGGTTGACAAAACAACCGAATAGTGTATAATACACATCTAAGGAGAAATAAATGTTCAAGTATATTGCACCTTTAATTTTAGCAGTATCTAGCGTAACCGCATCAGCCCAATGGCACCATCACTATAGCCCTTGTTGCTATCGTGGTCCAGGCATTGGTTGGGTTGCACCAGCAGTTATTGGTGGTGTAATTGGATATGAAGTTGCACGTTCACAACCTATAATTGCTCAGCCTACTGTAACGGTTCAACCAGTAGTATTGACTGATCCAAATATTGTAATTGTGGATGGTGTTATCTATCGCAAGGTTATGATGCAAGTGAATGGGGCTTATCAGGAAGTTCTTGTTAAGCCGTAATATGGTTGTACGAAGCAACTAGAAACGTGTTTTGGACGGCGGTTCGATTCCGCCCATCTCCACCAAAAGCACATATTCTCTACCATGTGGTGCACCATATGGACTATCGTTGGGAGTTCTTACAGGATTAGACTGACTGTAGTGTGCTTTTGATGGGGATGATCAGGTTTCGACAAGGCAATTAGTATAGAAGTGGACAACTCGACACAGATAGTCGTAAAAAGTAAATCAAAGTAAATGCAAATGATCAAAAATTCGCATTGGCTGCCTAATTAAAGGCACCTAGGGTTTCGGTTGGTTTCCTCGTAACAGAATAACCAACCATTTTATTTTAACACACAACTCACACACAAGGAGAAATCTATGAGTAAAACACCTTATGAAATTCGTTTTCAATTATTGGAAATGGCTAAAGACATGCTTATGCAAGACTTTTATAGTAAAAAGGAGTCAGCTATACAACAATGGCACATGAAATTGGAGTTTGATAAATCAACTCCTTTTCCTGAAATTGGAAATTTTCCAAGTGAAAATGACATTATCACAAAAGCAAGATTGTTAAATAGTTTTGTTTCTAACGAAATGTAAACTTTAACTAGGGTTTCGGTTGGTTTCCTTAATAACCAACCATTATGTTTAACAACTAGGAGTTTTAATGAAGAAGGCACTTTTAGCAGTTTTAGTAGCAACATCTTTTGCCGCATCTGCCGCAGATTTCGTATCTGTTGACGTAGATCATGTAACTGATCGTGTTACAAACCAAAAAAGTCTAGCAGAATATGTACGTGCTGGAAAAGAATTGGCCGGTGTTCAACTTGGTCTACAAAGCCGTACAGCACGTTATGCTGATGGTTCAGGTATGTTTAATAGCCTTGAATTGACCGCAGGCAAAAACATTGGTAATTTTACACCTTATGTTGGCTACGGTTGGGACAATGCTAAGAATGGGCAACCAGGACAGCAATTTGGTTATGGTTTGGTTGGTGGTCAATATGGTATGAAAGTTGGTCCAGGTTTTGCTCTAGCAGGAGTTAAGACCCGCTTGCGTGAATCCGCAGGTGATCCAAAGCAAACTGTATCATATGCTACTTATAGCATTCCAGTTGTATCAAAGGTTGCTGTCAACCTTAATTTGAGCCGTAGCGATCAAGATATCAAGGAACGAGCATTGGGCCTTGGTGTTAGCGTAGGTTTCTAATCGACAGGAGTTTGTAGGTGATTCTCTAATAAAAATCACCTCAATCAATAAGGAAAAAGATGCAAAGTAGAGCAATACTTTTCAGCATTATTATTTCCGCATTCGTGTTGCTTCTAGGCATGGTAAAAGTGGACTTACACAATATCATGCCCTTTAAGGTCACATATAATTCACTCAATGAGCATACACAAAGGCAGGTTACCTGTCTTGCGGAGAATATTTACTTTGAAGCCGGCTATGAACCGGATGAAGGTAAAAAAGCAGTTGCATTTGTAACACTTAATCGTGTTCTCACGGGCAATTATGCTGAGGATATCTGTGGTGTCGTCCATCAGAAAACGGGAAGAACATGCCAATTCTCTTGGTACTGTGATAAGAAGTTTACCGATAGGAGGTTGACAATCAAAGATAGTCCGTTGTATAATGACATACGAGATATGGCTACAAACATTGTGGTTAATTTCGACAAAATGAGGGACGTTACAGAAGGTTCAACTTACTACCATGCTGATTATGTAAAACCTAATTGGAAAATGTTAGATAAAGTTAATCAAATTGGGCGTCATATATTTTATAAACGAAAAGGTGATGAGATTGACAGAAACCGTGAATTCTTCTAATAAAGATAGCACTGCTATCATCTGTATTGTAATTGTTATTGCCGCTGGTATCGCCGCCTTTGCAATGTCCAGTATGAATGACCGTAACAACATGGCAAAGAACATTGATACAGCTATTCAAAAGGGTGTTGATCCTATTTCTGTAAAGTGTGCTTATGAGACTAATCCAACAAGTACATGTTTGGCCTACGCTCTTGGGCAGAAAAGATAATTATGCCAACCCGTGACGAGATATTAGAATTCAGTTATGTAATTGAGAACATGGCTGATGACCAAAGAATACCATGTATGGATGCTATTGTGCAGTACTGTGAAGATGTTGGTATGGAAGTTGAAGTAGCCGCTACCTTGATTTCGTCCCATCTAAAATCACGCATTCGTGAAGAAGCACAAGCTGTCAATCTGATTAAAAAGTCGGGCCGGTTACCTATTTTATGACAGAAAATACTGGTTTTGAAGCATATAGACTTTATTCTGCGCTAAAACTGCATTTTACTTCCTCGTCTTATGATTATTTTAAGTACAACGGAAAGACAAATGTAAGTCAAGAATCGTTCTTGAAACGCAAAGACAAATATTCGTTTTATAAATTGTCCCGTAAGTACACGCTAGATGAACTACAGAACTTTTATGTGGCTAATTTTGTTTATGGTGATTCGTCATGGGTTGGTGAAATGACAGGCCCAAGTGGTGAAGATACTTATAAGAAGTGGCAAAAGATTAACCAGAGCTTGACATATCAATTCGAAAATGATACAGTTAATCTGATAGGAGATGAACCTGCGGATAAAATGTTAGCAGTACATGATGGTCAACATCCTCGATTGCTAACTGAAGTTATGTCAGGTAATATATCGATTGAGACAATGGTTATACTGAATGATATTATGAATTTTTTCCCTATGTGGAATAAAAAGATAGGTGACGATATTATTTGGCCAACCTGGTGCCGAAAATGTGAAAGGTATACACCATTTGTTTCATACGATAAGTCCAAATTTATAAAACTACTTAAAGAGATTGTAACAGAACATGCGTAAATATCATAAAATATATTTGGATATGGATGGAGTTATTTGTGACTTCCATGGCCGATTTGTTGAGTTATTTGGTGTTTCACCTAGAAGTGCAGAGAACAAAAAACAATTTGGAGAATACTTCGTTGAATTCATTCAAGGTAAACACTTTGCTACTTTGAAACCAATGCATGATGCTTTTGTTCTGTTACAGTATCTTAATAGTACTGGTGTGCCAGTGGAGATTCTTTCTTCTACTGCAAGACCGGAGAACCACAAGGAGATTTCATATCAAAAAGACTTGTGGCTAGATAAGCACAAGATTTTATTCCCACGCAACTTTGTTCCTGGTAAATCCAACAAGAAGAAGTTTGCTGATGAGAATTCCATAATCATTGATGATACTCAATCCATTATCGATGATTGGAATGATGCTGGTGGTACGGCAATACATCATACTGACGCATTGACGACCATCTCCATATTAGGAAGTTTATTGTATAAATAAGGTATTGTACATTCATTAAAGGAGAACCAAATGTCGTCATTCCAACACCAAATGTGGCTAGAACGTGCTGGACTAATCAAAGAAGATTGGGACCAACTAATTTCAGAATCATATCAATATGATGAAGATAACATTCATGAACTTATTGCTGTTTATGAAGAAATTCGTCAAATCGTAGAAGCCTTGCCTAAAGCCGCTTACGTTAGTGCAATGCGTTCAGCAACTGATCCTGATGGCGAAGGAAAATACGATCCTGAAAGAATTGTTGATCGTGCTAAGAAAGCTCACGGTGAAAAATTCGCTAAAGATTTGGAATCTGGCGCAGACAAAATGCACCAGATTCCACGCAAAGGACATTCTTACGGTGCTGACAAGTTATCCAACAGAACACCTCCTAGAGTTACAAAAGCAGGAAAAGCTAACAAGACAGATATTGCTTCATTGAAAAGTAAGATCAAAACATACCAATAAAAATGTTGACACAGGCTTCGGTCTGTGTCATAATCCAAATTCATTATGTACAAAGTGGATAATCCGTTAACATTCCGTTAATATTTTTTTAATACTCCGTTTATATAAGGAAAAATTATGAGTTTCGCAAATTTAAAACGTCAATCTGGTAATATAGAAAAACTTACCAAAGCAGTCGAAGCCCTCAACGCAGGTGCCGCATCCGACAAAGCAGATAACTTCTGGAAACCCGATGTAGATAAAGCTGGTAACGGCATGGCTACACTACGCTTTTTGCCTGCTCCTGGAGCCGATGGTGAAGATGCATTGCCTTGGGTTAAAATCTTTTCACATGGCTTCCAAGGTCCTGGTGGCTGGTTGATCGATAACTGTCTGACAACCAAAGGTGATAAGTGCCCAGTATGTGAACACAATAACAAATTGTGGAATTCTGGCGTAGAAGCAAACAAGAAAGTGGCTCGTGACCAAAAACGTAAACTTACTTACATTGCTAATGTGTACATTGTTTCTGATCCAAAGCATCCTGAGAACGAAGGAAAGGTTAAACTTTTCAAGTTCGGTAAGAAAATCTTTGATAAGATTACTGAAGCAATGGATCCAGAGTTTGAGGACGAAACACCTATCAATCCATTTGATATGTGGAAAGGTGCCAACTTTAAGTTGAAAATCCGTAAAGTAGATGGATACCAAAACTATGACAAGTCAGAGTTTGAATCACCATCTGTACTCGGTGGATTTCATGATGTTCAACTTGAAGAAATTTGGAAGTCGGAATATTCTCTTGCAGGAATGACCGCTGACAAAGAGTTCAAGTCTTATGATAACCTGAAAGCCCGTTTGGATAAAGTCCTAGGGTTGAATGGTGAAGCTCCAGTATCTAAAACTACTGTAGAGACAATCAAAGAGCAGGCTCGTAAGGCACCAGCCGCAAAACCTGTCGAGGTAGAGGATACCATCGAAGATGATGATTTAGCATACTTCTCAAAGTTAGCTGAAGAATAAAAAACTTCCTTCCATAAAAAAGTTTTACCCCGCCTAGTGCGGGGTTTTTTATA